CTAGTTGAATTTTAGTTTTACCATCATTAAACGTACCTGCTGTTCCTGCTAGACCTGTAATACCTTGTTCAGCAAAGTAAATGAAACTGTTAAGCCATTCTGCTCTACCACCTTCAGTAATAATAATACCTTTTGAATTTGGAACAATAAGTGTTACACTGTCAAACAACATTGCCGCTTCAATTGATCCTGAAGCAATAGCACTACCATCTATAAGAATACCTCTACCAGCGTCCCCTGCATCATAACCATAAGGATCATCTGATCCGTTAGTTCCAAGTCTAACACTTGAACCAAAGTTTAATACTGTAACATCTTTAATATATGCTGAACGTCTTGAAATACTTGCGTTTGGTTGATAACAAAAAGCATAACCTGTTGTACCACTCCATTCCATTTCTCTTACTGTTAAGTTTTCAACAGTACAATCACCATTCATTCTAAAGAAGTCGTTTGTTCTTGTAGCCGCTGTTGGTTTTAATTGTGTAGCACGTAGTCCATGTCCAGTAATTGTAATACCCTGTGGCAAATCTAATGGAGCAACTTCTTCAAAAGTACCTGCACCTAATCTAATAGTATCTCCAAATGTTGCAACAGATATTGCATGTTTTAGTGTAGCAAAGGCTTCGTTAATATCTCCGCCGTCATTAGCGTCATTACCATTTTTTGTAACATGATAAACATTACCTTCTTGTAATAATAAATTTGTGCCATTAGCAAGTACTAGTCCTGTACCAGAACTGTTTATGTTAATGTTTGTGTTTGAATTTGTTGCGTAAATTCCTGTGTTGTCTGCATCGCCATCAACTAGAATATTTCCAAATCTTAATTCGTCGCCTGTTAAGTTTACATTACCACCTGAAGTAATTTCAAGTCCGTAAATGTTTACAACTCCTGTACCGTTAGCACGAATAATTAAATTTTCGTTAGTGTTTTGTGGTTGTATTACATTGTCAGTGATTTGTAGATCGCCAATATTTGCTTGATTAGAATCAATAGTTTTCCAACGCTTACTTGGATTACCTAAAACATATTTGTTTGATTCGTCTGGTAAAATATCACTTACAACATCTGCATTAAAAGTAATGTTGTCTGTGTTTCCGTCACCTAGTGTAATATTACCTGCCGCAGTAATTGTTCCTGAAGCAAACAAGTTGCCTGAAACATTTGTATTACCAACCAATTCAATTGTACCAACACCGTTTGGTCTAATTTCAACAGAAGCGTTTGAATCTATTGTAGTAATATAGTTGTCATTTAGTTCTAATGAATCAACTCTAATTTTTGAATGGTAAATCACAGGATCATTACCTGCTGGTAATAATTCAATTGTTCCTAAGTTGGATGAAATTGTATTGTTTTGTAAATTTAAGTTACCAACGGAAACTTGGTTTGTTGCTTGTAAATTTGTTGCGTTTATAGTGCCATTAACATCTACATCATAGGCTGGACTGTTGGTCTTAACACCAATTCTATTGTTGTTTACATCTAAATATAATAAATCCGTTTCAAACGCTAAATCTACACCATTACGTAGTAAATTTGCCTTCAACAACGGACCTGAAATTCGACCGACGGCCATTGTGTTCTCCTATAAACGGGCATCCTGTGCCACTAACCACATTACATAGCGGGTTAACCACTGTTTGTCCTGCAAACTGATTCGGTCAAATTTGCATTAACAGTATTTAGTCTTTAATGGAAAAAGGGTATAGTTGGCTTAGTCAAAACCGTGTATTACAACGACATCTTTACCTAGAGGTACAGCACTATCAAATCGTAAGTATTGTCCACCTTGGCCTTGTATCATAGTGTAGTTTACACCTGCAATTTGAACAACGTTTTCTACTAAAACTAAAACGTTTGCGGCTGATGCTGGTGTAGGGTTTAAAGGGCCAAACTCTTGCTCTGTAGCATCGCCTGTACCTAAAGTTTGAATTGTAATTGTATTAGGACGCATAGTTCTTGCTTCTTCCCATGCATTGTTTACATAAAATTCAAATTCATTTATTTCTGTATTATATCTAACTTGTCCATTTTCAGGATATGCTGGACGTTCGGCTGTAGTTCCTGTAGGAACTTTTACTGCATAATTTGTACCAAGAACAACTTGACCGTTTGCTTCAACAGAAACACTAGGATCTGTGATAAGTTTAGAGTTCAATTGTTGTTTTTTAACAAATCTCATTACACTGCTACCGTACTGATTGTTGCACTAATTGTAGCCGGTGATGTTGTTTGTGCTACAATAGTATCTCCATTTTCAAGGACTAATCTTTCACTATCCATAATAAAAGTTTCTCCTCCAGGAATTTTAAGTTGATGTAATATTTTGTTTTCGTCACCTGCTGAACCACCATTTGGTACAATATGTAAATCTAAAAACGTGTCTGCATCAGTTAAAACATTTCCTGCACCTGCAATATTATCTGTGTCTTGATAGTTACAAAATATCATACTTGTAACTGCCGAGTCACCACTGCTGGTGTAAAGTGTTGTTAATGTAGCATCTATAAAGTTGTTTGTAATCGCCATTGTTTTTCCTAAAATAACATGCTATAAAGCAATGCCTTCTTTTTACTTACTAATTCATCTCTAGTACTAGATGTATTTACAAAATATAGTCCAGAACCGCCTTCTGCTTGGGTTTGAGAATATAGTTTAATTCTACCACTATCTGCACTTGGAGCCGTCGGACTTACTGCACCTTCAATACTTAATACATCACGTACAACAACTTCTCCTGTGCCGTTAGTTTCTAAAAATAAACTATTGTTTGATGTTGTTGGACGGATTGTAGTTCCGTCTATTTGTAGTTCTTGTAATTCTGTAGTAATACCGTTTACACTAAATTTTTGTACACCGTCTACATTAATAGTAAACTGTGATAGTGGATCACCGTCACTAGTATCAAACACTTCAGCAATAGTATTGCCTGCTGTCATTCTACTAATAGCCGCTCCTGCAACCGCAGTATCTACATACTTCTTATTTGGAATATCATCATCGTCTGTTACGTTAGTTTCATAGTCACTTGTTCCTGTAACACTAACAACAGCATTAGGAGCATTTTGTCCTAGCAATAATAAATTTTCACCTGAAGTTTCAACTACGTGTGCTTGGATTGCTCCAAGACTTGATCCTACTTTAAATGTAAAAACACCTTCGCCTGTACCACCATTTGGTTGTAAGTATGACAATGTATCATCAAATACAAAATTTGCTGGAGAACTTGAAGGGCCTCTGTATATATTAAGTCCTGCTTGTCCTAAACTAATTCCGCTTCCGCCTGTTTCACCTGAGTTGAGGGTAATAATATTATCTTCAATGGTCATGTTAGCAGTTTGAATTGTAGTTGTAGCACCAAGTACAGTCAAATCTCCAGTAATTCTCACTTCTGGGGTATCCATAGTAAGTCGTGTTCCGATACTAGTGGAAGTTACGATTTTGTAATCACCTGTTACTTTAAGTACATCTACTGCCATTTGAATAAGGATCCTTTGTTAATAGTATTATTTAGTCAAGAGAAAAGGGCAAAGCGAACTTTGCCCTCTCCTAATGTTAATAACCAACGATTATGCGTCTTCTGTGAAGTCGTCGTCGTCTGTTCCAACTAGTGTATTATCGTCACCTGCTTCTTCAACTTGTGCCGCACCATCTGAAGTACTTGTGCTAAAGTTCCACGGTAGACTTTGTCCGTCATAAGCGTTTGCACCTGTTGCACTTGGAGCAGATAAAGTTGCTTTACGTCCAGTAATTTTACTTACTGTGTATGTTTCTGCATCATCCATTTTGAAAGAAATAGCCATTTCACCTGCCGCTAGTGCCGCTGGTAATTTGCCAGTTGTTAGTGTACAAGTAAATTCGCCGCCTGTGCCAATTTCTTCACACACAAATTTCTTTGAACCTTTTTGTTTTACGATATAACCTTCTTTAACGGCTGTGCCATTATGAAAGTTTACTTTGATCTCGTTTCCGCCTGCTGTAGGTGTTCCGAATAATCTTTTGTTTAGTGGTCTTCCCATTTGTTTTCTCCTATTATAGTAGTCCTATCTGGGTTCTATCCAGTACGCTGTGGGTTAAACAGCATAAGTCCATTACATTATGTAATTTCCTATTTGACAGTGATATTTAGTCTAGCCTAGTAAACAAATGCATAAGATGTACGGAACTAAAGTCTTTTACAAGACGATTAATTTTAGCACATTGATCTTTGTGTTCTAATATTACACTGTCACGTCTTTGTTGTCTATATTTTAATTCTATACTACTGAGTTTGTTTATTTCACTACGCATTCCGCTACAAAACTTTACAATATCAAATTTAAACTCAGGTGCTGTTTTTGCAAGAGTACGTATCTGAGTTTCTACGTCAGGCCAATCTAAACTTGATGTTATTTCTTTGATGCTCTCTTGCATACAAATATTTATCAGTCATAAAAAAAGGGCGACCAAAGCCGCCCTTTTCAGTATTTCTACTAAGTCTAAGACTTACGAGAATGATACGTTTGCTGTTGTAATAGCAACTTTACCTAAGTAGTCACCAGCGTTACCTAAAGATGACGCAGTGTTAGTAAGTTCTACATAACCATAACGTGTCATGAAGCCTACTACTGGCTCAAAAGTTTCAGGATCTAATACTACACCTGAACTCATTAGTGGAATGTATGGGCAATAAAACGCCGCCGCATCCGCTTCTGATGAACCTTTGTAACCAACAAGTACTTGGTTGTTGTCTTCTGCAGTTGTATCAGCCATATAAGCGTCAACATATACTCTCATAGCGTTATTCAAAGTACCTACAAATTTAGTATTTGTTGGTGCTTCAAAAGTACCTTCAGTTGTTCTTGCAAACGCTGAAGTTGTAGCAGATTGTAGGATAGTTAATGCTTGGTTTGAAACCACTGCAAAGTTACCTGCACCTCTACGTGTACGCTGTGCGATTTTGTTAGCAGTTCTGTTGATTTGAACAGCAAGTGCCGCATGTTCATCACCAACAAAAGTTGCTGTACCGCTTACAGCCGCTTGGTCGTAAGTTTCTTCAACTGAAGCAAGTGAACGAAGAGATGTTAAAATCTCTTGGTCAATCTCAGCAGTAATCTCTTGTGCAAGAGCCGCCATGATTTCCGCTTCAATATCGATACCTTGTTGTGCTTGAGCATCTTGTGCCGCTTCAAACGTCCAACGTGCAGATAGTTTTCTTGACTTCGCTTCTACTGCTTGTTTTAAGATTTGAATTGACAATCTGTTACCTGCACTACCTTCAAGTGCCGCAGTACCTGCCGCTTTACCTGATGTACCGTCACCAGCATATGCTTGACCGATTTTGAATGGTGATAAAGCCTCATCACCTGCAGTCACATCATTTGCAGTTCCTGTAGCGTTGTTAGTGTCCGAGTAACGTACTCTTAGTGTGTGAATTTGTGACACTGGTCCAGTCATTGGTTGTACACCTACGATTTCATTTGCGATAACCGTTGGCATTACACGTCTAATTACTGGAAGAATCACTCTGTTTAGTGTTGCAACATTTCCTGCGGAAGTTGCACCAGCAGTTGCCGACTCAGCGAGATAACGTCTAGTATTCTCGAGAGTGACATCCATCACGCTTTTCTTGTGTCCGTTAAGACCTTCTAGAAGTGCGCCTTTGGTAGCCTGCCAATTTTCATTGATCATTTCTGACATTTTGTCCTTCTCCTTTTAGTTTAATCCCGCTAATTTGCGGAGTTGTATTAAGTTTGACTTTTCTTCTACCGGTTGAGTAGTTTCTTTATTGCCTGTTACTTCTGTGCTTTCATTAAGTGCCTTTTTAACAGTTTTAGAAGTTTTTCTGTCTTCCATTACTGCTGGTAGATATTTGTCAAATGCTGTGTGCAATTTTTCAGTTTGCACTGACTCTAGTAGTTCAGACATAATTTCACTTTTGTCTTTACCTAACGGAGTCAATAACTCATTCATCACTGCAACACGTTTCGCGGAATCTTTAGCAACATTAATTTCTGCTTCCTTAGACTCAACTAGAGTATTCTTCTCTGTGATGGTTTTCTTAGCCTCAGCCAATTTTTCTTCTTTCTCAGCAACAAGTTTCATTAACTTCGCAGTTTCTGATTTCTCGTTTAAGTATGAGTTAGAATATTCATTAGCAAACGCTTCGAATAGTTTTCTACCAAAATTGTTTTCACGTGCTGAATGAATATCTTCTTTCAATTGTGAAATCTCTTTTGCTAGTTTAGTACTTACAGTTTCCTTAACAATTTCTGCTGACTTAGCAACAAATTTTGCTTTGACTTCTGCAAATTTAGTTTTGGCTTCTTTTACAAGTTTAACCTTGGTTTCTGCCAAATCTTTTTTGTCCTCTGCGAACTCGTTGATTTCATTTGCAAGTTGTTTGACAACAAAGTCTTCCAATTTTGAAAAGTTTTCTGAAACCTTATTACGGTCTTCATGCAACTCTGCAATTTCTTTAGTTAATTGCTTGAGCATAAACTCTTGCAATTTTTCAGAGTGTTCACTGACTTTCTTCTTATAAGATACAGTTGCTTCCGCAAGTGCCTTCTTATCTTCAGCAATTTCAGCAATCTCTGATTCTAAACGTTCGGAAATCATTTTGTCAATCGCTTCAACCATGTTTGATTTATCATGCTCATAACGATTTGCAAATTCCTCACGGAGTTCAGCAGTAACAGTGTCTTTGTTTTCCTTGATCTTCGCGTCCCACGCTTCTTGTAAGTCAGAACGAACTTCCTCACCTAGAATACCTGTTTCGAAAAGTTTGTTAAACATATCACTCATTTGCTTCTCCTTTGTTACTCCAAGCCTTTTATGACTCGTAGCATCTGTTCTTTGAGATACTTCTGTGCTTTAGCATCTTTCGATACTTCGTGTGCCGCCCTAATTGCACTATAACCACCTCTTGTATTCATTAAGTGTTCATAGATTGGTGTCGGGTAAGCACCCGGCGCACTTGGTTGTGCTACCACATCAACTGTGATAATTTCAAATCCGTTAACTTCTCCAGTGGATTCATTAACTTCACCTGCTCCTCGTGAACTGACTCCCAGTTTCACACCTGACTGTAACATGGTTTTTACAAGATTACCCATCGGGGTAGGCAAAATTTTCATCTTACCAAACCCGTTAGGGCCATCCATCCACATATCAGTAATCATATGCGATACACGATCTAAATTGACCTTTAAATCATCTGGGTGATCAACTTCACCTAGTACAGAATAACCGCCGTCGATCTGATCCTTGAGCGTTTTAACAGCGTTGCCTATCTCAGAGACAGGGTAGATTCGCTGGTTAGCGTTTTTAACACCACCCTGAATACAGATGCCTTTTAGATAAAGGTCTTTATCAGTACCTTCACCTATTGACTCAAGTGTGACTTTCGCCTGATCGAACGTAAGATGTTCTCTTAAGTATGCCATATTAGCAAACTCCTAATTATTCAGCACTCTTTGGTGCAGATGCCTTCTTAAAAGTGTCTCCGGCTTTTGAACCTGGTTCATTCTCGAAAGAAGTTCCCATGTCTTTTGGCTTTTGAGCACTACCGCCCTTTTCTTCACTACCGCCGATAGCATGTGCTTTAGCATCGTTAGGTGCTTTAGCGTTACTTGCTACTGGTGAAGTAGTTGCATCAGCGCCTTCGGAATTAGATGGAGCAGAAACTTTTTCTACGTATTCACGCATAGTTTCGCCAGCGGATTTATCTTTTTTCGCTTCATCTACAACTTCTGCTTCTTCGTCTGTTGACTCAATAGCAGGTTCAATTGCTTCCTCTTCGGCTTCTTCTGATTCTTCTTCGTCACCTTCTTCTGCATCGTCGTCTTCTGGTTTGTCGTCCATCATGGCTTCAAACTCATTTTTAAGATCGTCTAATGCATCTTCAAGGTCTACAACGCGGTCTTCAATATCACCATGCTCTTCTTCATGATCATCCATTTTACCGTCATCGTCGAAATCTTTCATTTCGTCTTCGTCATCACCGGATACTGCTTTCATCATCATATCTGTTGCATCACCGCCGACTTCTTCGACTGATTCATCTTCAAAGTTTTCTTCAACTTTGTCTTCTTTTTCTTCTGCGTCAGTTGCTTCTTCAACTTCGTCTTCTTTTGACGTATCTGTTGCTTCTTCAACTTCGTCTTCTTTTTCCTCAGACTCAATAAGTCCTTGGTAAATTTCTTTTGATTTCTCTACCACGATATCGTGGAAAAGTTCTTCTGCTTTATCTTTATCTTCATTCACTAGAAGATCAAGCAGTTGTTCAAATTTGCTTGTATCTGACATTGTTTTCTCCTTAATTTATATTAGTTGGCAAGGCTGTCCCTTGTATTTACGATAAAACCACTTTTACCGGTGAAAATAGGCTCATTTATTACATTCTTGCTAATCATGTGGTTTTTTGAGTCTAAATTCGAGTTCATCATAGTCAATATTGCGTATATTATCGTAACTGTTAAGTTGTCCGGGGCAAAAATCTCCAACGTTAGTTACCCTTAAAAACTGTATATCAGTATTGGTTCTGATTACGCTTTCAGTTTGCCTAAGCCAATTGCCATAATATGTTGCTGGTTCTTTTGATTTTTTATAATTGTTAGTATCTGCAAACAAGTTGTTAAACTTTTTGCCACCATTTAACCCCATATAATCAAATCCTAGTATATAGATAGTTTTATGCTTGTCGTCAGCCGCTTTTGCTAGTGCTGTAGGACCACTACTCCATCCTTTGCTAGGTTGAAAATAATTAAGATTAGTATACTCTTTGTATCCGTTATTATAGTTTGTCCATACTACATGATTGTGATGATAGCCATCTGCTACAATCTCATGTACCATTTTTGGATCAACTGCAATAAGAACATCAGGTTCAAAATTTCGATAAACAGCATTGCAGGCATAGATGTTTCCTTTGCCACGCAACTTTTCTACATCAAAATGTTTTCTGGAGGTACCATTACCCATTACGAATGCTGTGTTCATAATGGTATTTAAACAGTTTTATTAAAGGGTAGTATCTTCTTGAGCAGGTTGTCCATACATCAGTTGCACAAACTCTAATTCTTTTGCTTGTTCAACTTCTCTTGCTTCAGATGTACGTCTAATTTGATTAAGTTGTTCTAGTGTAAGTCTAGTTTTTCTAGTATCCGTAGGTTTAATTACAGAAACATCTCTCTGAGCACTATAACGTTTATCGTCCTCAAAGTCTTGTCCGTCTTTATCAAAATAAAAAAATTCTTTTAACAACATATTATTATTTACCTTAAACTGTGTCGCCACCAGGAGTAGTATCAGTGTCTGACACATCTATTTCTGGTTCAGGAGCATCTGCTCCAGGCTCTGTAGTACCAAGATCATCTAAGTCTGATTGTATACCACTTGGTGTAACACCTGCACCACGCATTTCTGCACCAGCACTTGCGTTATTGAAGTTTTCATTGGTGTTTTCTTCACGCCACATTGATTCATTTTCTGCAAGTTCTTCTTGTGAAAGACCTAAGAAACGTTTAAGTGCAAATCGTTTACTCATGTAAGGTACTTCTTGTAGTGAAGCAAACGTGTTAACTCTAGCATTATCCATTTCACTTTGTCTATATGAAGCAAAGTTTTGTGGTGGATTCATTTTTAAATCAAATAAGTTGTTGTCAATGTTTACACCTTTAGCGTTCATAAACATTTTAAACTCTCTATCAAATACATATGCAACTAAATTTTGTAGTCTTACACAGTATTTGTTGAATCTTAGTTCTTGAATATAAGCAGTGCCTACCCTACC